CTGCACATTCTGTCCATTCAGTCTTTCTGGTAAATCCAGATAGAACTCAAACACCCATGTACTTGGAACTTTAGATCCATCTAATATGAGATTCTTAGTACTTATCATAATATTAATAAAAATATAGGGACAAGTAAGTGCCCCTATATGTTAACTTAAACTGTATTGACTGATATTATGCGGTATTCACTCCGTTACAGGACAGCCAATACACTCCTTACTGAGCTATATTATCCTGTAAAATTATAATTCAAAATCAGAACCTGATCCTGAATCTGCTTTAAATGGTAATTCATCAGCACTAGAATTTTCTTTCTTAACTAAAGCTTTAACATGTACAGCACGGTCAAACTTAAGTAATCTAGAATTTTCTGCATCTACTGCTTCCATAGGAATACCATCTTTAGATATACGTGGTAAATAAAGATCATTATTTACATAACCTTCTTTATTTTCCCACTCACGGCCACCTATACAAAGATTAATAAACTTAGAACCTTTTTCATCTGCAGTAAACAAAGTATTACATGCTTTCATAAAGTCTTCTATAGTCTCTGCTTCAATAGAATCTAATTCATCTCTCATATTTAGTGTTTCAGCCAAAGTAATCATATTTTTTAAGATTTCTTGTTCTCTACTAATTTCTCTACCACTTGGTAATGTAGTATCCTTAAAAGGAAAAGGACTAATTCTAACTCTACCAACTTGACCATCATATCTACCTAAAGACTGATCATTGTAGTTTCTAAAGAAACCTTCAAAATCACCACCAACTGGTTGTGTTTCTATATGTAAATGTATATTGTATGCTTCTGCATCATACGGTGTTTGATCTAATGTAATAGAATTAATTTTTACTTCATGGTTACCTGGTTCTAAAACCGGTCTTGTTTTGCCTGATCCAGCAGACATATTTTTAGTATTTAACATAATTTTCTTTTTAACTTCGTTCATATATTTATTAATTTTCATATTCAATAATTGCATTTTTAACACGTTGTAATGAATTTTCTATACGTGCATCATCAAACATACCGTCTGGTGATTTACAAGTATTTTCTCCATTATTAACTGTTTCAAATACATAACTTAACTTATCATCTTCTCCTTTGACAACTTTGCCAAATAGAACTATAGAGAACAAACCTTCTAAAGTTAAAGCATTATCTATCATTTTACCTACAGTTTTTGCTTTTACTTTTCTGTGTCCATTCACATCTGTTGATTCTTCAGAGTGTGTAAGGAAAAATATATATAAGTCATCTCTCATATCTTTAGGCATCTTAGCAACTTGTGCAAGATTTTTTGCAATAGAGGTAAACTTATCATAACCTTTTTCATCAGCTCTATCAAAGTATTCAAAGCTGGACATATATTGCCAGTCATCAACTACTAGATTTTTAATATGAGGCATTTTATCATTAACATGCATCATAGCTTTCATAATCCCTGCAGCTGTAGCTGTAGTAGCCATGTTACCTTTAGGATTATCTTTTGTTATTGCTGTATAATTCTTTTTCCATCCTTTGAATGGTAAAGGTTTATTAGCAATATTGATTATAAACGTTTCTTCAGGACGTAAATTCCTTATAGACGTTGATTTACCTGACCCGGAGTCAGCTATAATTAAAACAGAATGTGCCATATTATTTACTTAATTTTTGATTTATACTTAATAATGCTCTTTCAATACCTATAAGAACATCAACTACTTCTCTTTTTTCTGGATCTTTAATTAATTGCTTAATTTGTGCAGGTTCTTTAATAGGTAATTTTCTATCAGTAATATCATTCATTACTTTTAATTCACTTACAGGTACAATATGTCTTTCAAATCCTGAATTACTTGTTACTTTTTCATATTCTTCAGCCCAATGAGCATTGTGTTTTAATAAATACAATGTTCTTTTAGGATCTTCTGAATCATATTCAATACTAACAAATTCTGTGTAGATATCTCTACCCTTTTGTAATTCACTTGGAAAGAAAGATACATGCAATTCATCTTTGCCAGTTGGTCTATACGCCATCTTTGGTATATATAATGCATTAATTTTTCCAATTGTTTGGAAATAATTTTCATGCTCTTTTTTTAATTCTAATACTTTTGCTTTACGCTCTTGTGGAGTCATACTTTTAATTTTTGTTGTTACCATATTATCTTCTTTGTTCTTGAGGTGGTGTATCCATCTCAGCTATTTGCATTCTTTCAAATTGAGCTTTAAAGAAACTCATACGTGTATCACCATTTCTTGCTTTTAAAAAATGTAATACAAGAGTTCTATCATCTTCTATTATATATCTATCAGGTCCATAGTATCTAATCTTTTGTTTAGCAGGCCGGTTAATACCAATTAAAGTATCAGCATGTTGTAACATTGCATCTGAACCAAATATATCTGATTCTAATACATAGTTACCATACTTACCATTTACTGCTCTGTCTGGATTATCTATGTTTCTATTTAATTGTGATAAACATATAAACATACAAGGATAGTCTCTTTTACATTGTGTAAAGAACTCACCTAATTCAAATAACATATCTAATCTGTTATTTTGATATGGTGCTCTCTTAACAAGAATACTATGATCAAGAGTTATAATGGTTTTTTTACCTTGGTTTAAATTCATATACATATCTACCTGATCTCTCATTTGATTTACTGTCATTGGTGTAGTAATTATATCTACAGGACTTTTGATTCTATCTTTAGCATACACATGACATGCATCAAATGTGTCTTTAGATAAAGTAGTTCCTGCACTACACAATTCTTTATAACTTTTACCAGTTAAAGATGAAAACTCTCTTAATGCTGTAGTTCTACCTACCATTTCAAAACTAAATTCTAAAACTCTGTAGTCTTCAGCTGGATTTAGAATGAAAGACTCTCTTACTATCTGATCCTTAATCAGGGTTTTACCTGATCCAGGTCTACCCCCGATGACTGTAAGAGTGTTCCATTCTAATCCATCTGTAATAGCATCATTAAATTTAGGCCATGGAGTTTGTATAGATTTCTCTTGTCCACTCTGCCTAGCAAGCATATATTTCAGTGCTTCATTAAAAGACTGATATTGTCCATCCCATGCTGGTTTAATTTTACTCATACAACTTTTTCTTTAAAAGGTTGATCATCTTGAGGTTTTATACCATCACGAACCATGTCACAATAATCAGCTAACTCTGAATGTTTAACTTTATATTTATCTGTTTTACATATAAAATATTGACTTGTTTTCATATACATATAATCTTTATCTTTATATTCTTGAAGATACATTACTGTTGCATGTGCAACTTCATCCCATGTATAGTCATAAGTATCAAAAAACCATCTAAATGCATTTTCTAATGTTTTAACATTTTGTCTACCCGGTTTACCACTTGGTAATTTACCTGCAGGCCATGCTTCTCTATATGTTTGAAGCATTTCTACATATCCTTTACCTAATAATTGTGTGGTAGTTCTCTTTTTAGAGATTTTAAAGTATTGGTTATATTTAACACACATACTTTTACCTTTTGGTGTCAATGAATACATTGGTCCTTCTTTATATACTACTAAACCTAATTTAATTAATGCTCCTGCATCATATTGTTTGTTCTGTATAGGAAAAGAAATTTTATTCTTTATCCCATACAAGAGAAGTAATTGGTTCGGTGTAAGTTTGTCTTTTAATATCTTCTGGAATAGTTCTAACATAATTCTTAATATTTTCTTTTAATTTACTATAAGCTTCACATACTTGTATGTCACCCACATCCAATAAACCTTTAGTTTGTCTAATACTATGTATTACACTTGCGTGATGTTTATTAATATGAGCTCCTGTATATTGTAGTGTAAATCCTATTTTATTACATATATAACAAAAGAGTTGTTTAAATATTACAAATTCTCTTCTCCTACATTCTTTACCTAAAGATCTCCAACCTTTAAATTCAGGATACAACTCTCTCATTGTTCCTATTACTAATTTTTCAACTATTTCTATAGTTTTAATTTGATGTGCTTCTTTCATTGCAACTATTTCATCTTCCCATTGTCTTACGTCTACAGTTACATCTGATTTATCACTGACTAGTATATTAATATTTTTTTCATATTTTGACTCAAATTCATTTTTAAACTTCTGAATTTCATTGGTCATTTCTAAAATATCTTCTTTAAACATGTTGATTTATTTAAGGTTTGTAAAGATACTAAATTTATTGTATCTTTATATATAATTTAATACTATTTATAATGGCTAAAAAACAAAAAAAATCCAAGGAAAATAAGCCTAAATTTAACCTTGAAGATGCTAAAAGTTGTATCATTCCTGATGATGCTGTAATACAAGTACCTATTTCAGGTGGTTTTAGAAAAGCAATAGAAGATACATTAAACTTTATTATGTCACCCATGTCTGCTGATGAAATTGTAGAAGTTATGCAGATGATTAAAGTTGACTTTAAAGATGTTCCACAAGAAAAAATAACAATAGTTCACAAATGTGTTTGGACATTGTTATCATTAATTAATGAAATTAATCATCAAGCACAAGATCAAGGTAAAACAGCTCTTACTAATGTAACTGTTAAACAAAGTGTATCAGACATGATGAATGATATGAATGATAAAACAATTGCAGAAGTAATTAAAGACAATAGAGATTTTAGTCAAGAAGAGTTTGGAGAAGATATCAGCGAAGATTAGATCCTGCAAAATCACCCATTTCTATTAATGCTTGTATAACAAGATTAAGTTCTGATTTACTACAATCTTTAAATGATTTACAATATTCTTGGCCATTACTAACCCAACAAAGTCCAGTTTTTCTTTTAGCTTGTAATTTCATTTCACTAAAT